CCAGCCGGTACGCATCTCCAGCTCGCGCTTTGCGGCTTCCCACGCGATGCCCAGCGCGGGATCGTCTTCGGTATGTCCCTTGCGGGACCAGTTCCGCACCTTGGCGTAGTCGATGGGCATTGTGATCCCCTAGCGCGGGGTGGGTGGGCGAGCCCACCCACCCCGGCCGGATGAAAGGATCTATCAGGTGAGGGTGATGCGCAGCGCGGCGACGGCCTTCGGCCGGATCACCTTGCTGTTGGTGAACACCATGCCCTGGAACTTGACCAGGCCTGGGGTGGTCACATCGTCTCGGAACATATTCACACCTCCCCACTCTCGCACGGCGAACGCTTCGGACACGTTGGCGAACATCAGCGGCACGCTGTTGCTGACGGCAGCGGTCTGCCGACCCGGAGCGTACGGAGCGATGTAGACCGGGCGGCCCATGAGCGTGAACGGCGCGGCGTTGACCACGCCAGCGTCGGCCGACGGCACGAACAGCGGCACATTCGAACCACTGGTTGCCACCGCGATCTTTGCAATGGTGTAGTACGCGTCCTGGGACATGACCCACGCCGCGCTGGTCCAGTATTCGGCGGGAAGGGTCTTGTAGCGCAGTTCGGTGAGGTTGGCGAGAGTGAATGCACCGTCCCAGCCGCTGCCGCTGCCGTGTGCGGCGCTGACGTTAACCGACTTGTAGTTTGCGTCATACTTGAACAGGCCGGTGGGCTGGTCGCTGCCGGTGCCGATGGTGTAGCCGTACTCCAGGCCACGGGCAATCTGCCGCTGCAGGTTGTCCATGACTTCGGTTTCCACGTCGAAATCGGCCTGGCGAACCACCCACTGCGTGAGTTCCGACTTCGGCAGGCCGCCGACGGGGTTCATGTTGACTTCGGCCCACGCGCCGTCGATGGCGGTCGCGGTCTTGTTGGTTTCGGTGGTCCAGAACGACGACGTAGCCGCGTCGGTCTCCAGGGTGTTGACGCGCATGGTCACGCTGCCCTTGACGCCCGTACGCAGGTCCGCCAGGTTGCGAACCACGGTGTTGCGCTCCAAGTAGCGAAGAATGCCTGCCTCATACACCTTAGGCACCAGAACGCCGCTGGACGACGAAGTGTCGATGGCGCGGGTTTCCGGCGCACGGCCACCACGGCACCAGTTGATCCACTGGTCGCGGTATTCGGTCGTGGCGGTCCAATCGGTGTTGCGCTTGTTGTTGTCTTCGACGGCCTTTTCCATCGCGCTGTAGGACGCGAAACGCTCGCGCAGCTGCGCGGCGCGGATCTCGCCATCGAGCTTCTGCAGTTCGTTGGCGACTTCGTGGCCGCGCGATTCCTGCTCGACAGTCATTTCGGACGCGGTCAGAATCGTGTCCCGCTCGGCGGTAAGCGCCTTGCGCTTCTCATGCATCTCGGAAATCTTCATTTCAAACGCTCCTTAGCCGCAGTTTGAGCCGGTTGATTCCGGCGTTGGTGTTTCGCGCTTCGGCACTCGTCTGCGGATATGCAGCGCCGTCCGCTTCGATAATCGAAATCTCCCGGAGATCGACGGAATGCAGGGTGCGTTCCGATCCATTCCAGGCGTCAGACTTCACGTAGAAACCGAAAGACATCTCCGTCATGACGCCTGCTTCCACCAGCGCGCGCACGTCGCGGGCGCGCTGGGTGTCCGGCAGGGTCACTTCGTAGGCCAGGCCAGTGCCATCGGAACGCAGCGACAGCAGGCCGGAAGCACTGTTCGCCAGAAGCTGGTTGCGGTCGTGCCCAATGAGCAGCGACACGTTGCGCCCTTCGATGCCATCGAATGCGCCCGGCGCGATGCGTTCAACGAACGGCTTGCCGCCATTCAGGCCACGGATGGTCAGCGGCTTGCTCGGCGCGTTGTAGATGGCGGCATAGCCGCCCAACTTGCCAGCGTCGGCGCGCAGCGTGCCCGTGCGGATCTCAATCATTGTCGGTGCCCTCCGTTTCAGGTGCGAACGCCGCAGCGGCTGCGCCGCCTGGCATCGAAACCGTCGGAGTGTCGTAGCCAACGAGCGGAGGCAGGCCGATGGCCAGGCGCGCGTCGTTGGGGCTGGCGATGCCAGCCAGAACCAACTTGCTCCACGCCGTTCCCTGATCCTTCAGGCTGCCGCGCGTAATGGGGCGCGTGTCGATGGTCACGTACTCGCCAGGCGCGCACAACTTGCGCGTGAGTTCGGCTTCCCATGCCGTTGCCCAGGCGCTGATGGCACCGTCGGCGTAGGCGCGCGCCGTTTCCGCCTGGCTGGACAGCGCGCCGCCGCCCTGCTGGAACAGCATTTCGGGCGGCACGCCAAACGCGCGCCCGATTTCTTGCACGCTGAAACGCCGGGAATCGATGCTGCTGGTGCTCGTTTCCTGGCTGATGCGCTCGGCGGTCATGCCTTCCCGCAGGATCAGCGGGCGGCTGGCACCGTCGGCCGTGGCGTGCATCGACTGCCAAGCATTGCGGATGGCTTCCACGGATTCGTCGGCCAGCGCGCCCGGGTGCCGGATTGCGATCTTGCCCATGCTGCCCGTCTTGACCAGCGCGCTGTGGGCTGACTCCTGATCGGCAGCCAGGCGCATGGCAAATGCGGACGCGTCCATCGGAGAAATGAACCACGCCGGGTTCATCGGGTCGGGGAACGCGCCAACGTGCAGCACCTGATCCTGCGTCAGCACCACGTTGTTGATCCGGTACTCGACGCCCTCTTCGGTCAGCTCGGCGACCACGGAGCCGATGGGCACCGGCTGCAGTTCGACCACCTGTCCGGTGTTGTCGCGGCGGATCACGGCGATGCCGTTACCGTCATTCAGGGCGCAGGACGTGAGGTATCGTCGGAACTCGAAGGAAGACTGCCAGCGGCTGGCTTCCCGGTTCAGGAGCGACGCCACAGGCGAATCCACCAGGGTGCCGTCTTCGCGTTCGATGTTGATCGGCAGGCGCGCGATGTCGGCGGAAATCAGCTGGATAGCGCGCACCACCGCAGGGATCTGCGTGATGGCAACCGGTGCCGACGCGGGTGGGGTGTTGTAGACCACCACCGCGTTGGAGTAGCCGAAGATGCGCGAGAGGAATCCCACGCGCGGCATGGAACAATTCTGCCCAGCGCCGTCAAGCGTTTATTTCGTACTTGCACTATCCAATTGGGCACCTGCTACGCACCAGCCCGGTGGCTTCGCGTACCTGGTGGTTCTCCATCAGGAAGGCGGCCATGTTTCCAGCCACCACCGCATCGGTGTTTCCTGCGCTTCGCCCCTTCACGGGGCGCGTATTTCCGACGTTGTCACGGATCAACCGCACGGAATTCAGGGCGGAACGCAGCACCGGATCGGGTTGGTAGAACAGTTGCTTCGACTTCAGCAGCGTTCCCCACAGGTTCCACGCCGGTGCCATCGTGCGGATGGATTGGTCGATGGGGATCACCGGCCAGCCACGGTCCTGCCACTTGCGGATGTCTTTCGCCTGCGCTGGGTGCGGATCCACGCCGATCTTGCGGACGTCGTAGGTCTGCATGGCGTCTTCGATGGCTGCGGCGATGGTTTCCATGCAGTGCCATTCGCCGGGCATCTTCCGCAAGTAGCCCTGCTCGACCCACGCGCCGATGGGGCACTTGCTTCGGCGTTCGTCTAGGGCCATGTCCATGCCTGCCCACCAGCAGATATTCCGCGCCCGGATGACATTACCGTCCACCACCATGATGCAAAGTGCGGTAAAGTCCAGCTGCGCGCCGTAGCCGCCCCTGGACAGGTCCAGCCCAATGACGGCTGGCGCGCCTCTCAGCCTCCCCCAATCGGTATCGACCATCTGCCTTTCCAGGACAGATAGGTCGATATCGGTTGTCGCTACTTCGTGGTAACGGCACGCCAACTGCGTTTCGAACTCGGCAATTTGGGCCGGATCACCGCTCTCGAGCATCGTTCGGGCGGCCAGCTCGAGCTGCGTCCGGTCGATCAGGACGCCTAGCGCCGGGTGCGCCTTCTGCCAGGTGGATGGGTCTGCCGCCTGGTCGTCCCTGTCCAAGCCGTACAACAGCGCCCACCACCCCGCCGGGAAGGCTTCGCCGCTGTCCAGGGCGCGTTCGCAGGCGTCCAAATACCCCGCGATGGGGCGCGTCCGCTGCTCGGGGTCGGGCGTCGTGATGAGCAACGCCTGGCTGGTGGCGAACTTCGCCAAGCCGGTGAGCAGGCGTCCGAACGCGCGTTCCATGCGCGCCACTTCGTCGGCAACTACCAGCCGCACCGTCAGACCGTCCAGTGCTTTGTCCGTGCATGGCAGGCTGGTGTAGCGGTGGCCGCCGTGCCGCACCTTGCCGGGGTGCGCCGGGCTGCTGCCGCCGGTGGCCGTCCATTCGGCTTCCGCCCCGCCAAGCGTCTGCGTCATCACCGCCAGGCGCTCGAACGTCTTCTGCGCCAGCCGGCCGTCGGGCGCGACGCTGGCGAACTCCAGCCGGCCAGTGGGGTCGCGCATGGCCGCCGCAATCAGGCTGGCAGCGAACTCCGTCTTCCCGTTGCCGCGCGCCATCGTCGTGAGCAGCACTTTCACCGCTGGCGTGTCGGTGCGGCGGCCATCGACCACGCGCCGCATCGCCACCATGAGCATGGCAATCATGCACTGAAACGGCAGCCACACCAGCGGCTGCCCTGCTCCAGCTTCAGCGCCCTGGCCGCACTTCAGCGCGAACGCGCGCGCCGCTTCTGCGGCGTCTTCGTCCCACCACACGCCGCACGCGTCCGGGTCCGTCCGGTGTTGCAGGTAGCGAACGCACGCCGCACGCACCCGAACGTTGGCCACGATGGCACCGTCCACCACTTCCCTGGCGTACGCGTCGGCCTGCTGGGCGCATAAAGGCACGGCCTTGCGGTGCTTACGGCGCGCGTTCGTTTTCGTGG